TAACGGATAGCAGTTTCGAGACCAACAGAGGGCAGGCATCGGACGGATTCCATCAGTTTGTAAGGTACGGCGTGCAAGCTAGAACTACTTTAACGGCGGAGACGGGTTGGCTTGACGAGGATATGAACGAGATTGTTAAACAGATACTACTAACGGAGCGTATATGGAGCTTTGCGAGTGGGGTATACACGCCTTTAAACTTAAAAATGACGTCTCAAAAGTTTAAGACTAGGCAAAACGATAGGTTAATTAACTATACAATGACGTTCGAGAAGAGTTACAACGAAATAAATAATATATAAGTATGGTTAACCTATTTATTAACGGCGAACTACTAGACCAATATAAGGACGAGAGCGTGGATATAGTTAGCTCTGTTTTAGATGTGAGCGATATTACAAAAAATACAGGCGATTACTCTAAGAGTTTTACAGTACCTGCTAGTAAGAATAACAATAAAATCTTTAAACATTGGTACAACGCGTCTATAGATAACGGCTTTGATGCTAGGAGTAAGGTAGACGGCAGTATAGATATTGACGGCGTACCTTTTAAGCTAGGAACTTTTAGGTTAAACAAGTGTAATATTGTAAAGGGTAGGCTTGAGAGTTATACGATTAATTTCTTTGGAAACCTGCCGAATATTACGGATACAATAGGCGAGGATTTACTGAGTGATTTAAACTTCCCTACCTTAGACCACGACTGGAGTAGCGACAACGTAAAAAGCGGACTAGAGGGTAGCTTGTTAAACGGCGACGTCGTTTATACTTTAATGGCAAACAAGCGCTATTTTTACAACTCACATAACGGAGCGCACGATATAGATGAGACTACTATTAATATTTCTAGCGACGCAAACACCTCACACGCAACAGGCGTCGTATGGAGCGACCTAAGACCTAGCGTAAAGCTATCTAAAATAATCGAGGCAATCGAGGCAAAATATAATCCTTTTTTATATGATAACCCTATTGTATTTTCTAGGGATTTTTTTGGTACTACAGAGTTTGAGAAACAATATCTCTGGCTCAAGGCAAGCGATAGGCAAGCGATAGGAGGCGGCGAGGAGATTGTAAACTTTACTACGGGAGACGGAACTTATATAAATTTATCAAACGACATCGGTACTTTTGTGACTATAAGAACGGGAGCAGCTAGGCAAAGATTTTTAATATCTAATATTATAACCCCTGCGTCTGGTTACGAAAATGTACCCTATACTTTTATAGTTAGAGACGCAGATACGGGCGAGGACGTTTACGCTTGGGATAGTGAGCAATGGGCTAACGGAGACGGCGTTATCTCGATAGGTACTAGCTTATTCTCTCCAAGTGGCACAACCACTTTTAATTTTACATGGCACGTAAAGAGTAACGCAAAAATCGAGTTTACGTCCACAATTGGAGTGAAAAAAATAATCGCAACAGGCTCTGTTGTTGTCAACATAACTACAGGCTCGCAAACTCTAGCTAACGAGGTAGTAATAGCCGACGAGATGCCAGAGTTAAAAATAGTTGACTTTCTCAAGGGCATTTTCAATATGTTCAAACTTGTAGCGATTCCAAAAGACGACGGCAGTATATACATAAACTCGCTAGATTCTTACTACTCTCAAGGTCAAAGATACGACGCAACTAAATACATAGATTTCGCAAAGTTTGACGTTGACAGAGGCGAGCTTTTAAAACGCATTTCGTTTGAGTTTGAGGAGCCTAGTACTATTTTAAATATGGAGTTTAAAAAGAGAGCTGCGGACAAACAAGGTTACGGAGCATCGCTTGTAAATGTATACGAAACCCTAACTCCAAAGAAATTAATCGACGGGGATACGCTAGAGGTAAAGCTACCATTTGAGCAAATATACTTTGAAAGGCTAGTAGACCAAAATACTCATATTACAGGAGAGAATACAAATATACAAACGGGCGTAATACTAGACGACAATTTAAACCCAGTTGTACCAAAGGCGGTCTTGCATTATGTAACTAGACAGGATATATCTAGCACTCCGATTCGTTTTGTTAATGACCTAGCGGCGGACGATAGGCTTAACCAAAGTTTAAACATGCCAATACATCACTTTGGAGTTGAAAATCCTATGTACTCAAATCTATTTGAGGCGGAGTTTAGCAACTATACGGGAGAGGCTTTAGTCAACAATCTATATAGCATACATTACAAAGATTATGTAACGGCAATATTTGAACTAAAAAGACGGACGTTTAAGTATACCGCAAACCTGCCTATACAGATAGTTACAAGGCTTGAGCTAAACGATGTTATTGCAATCAATGGAATAGACTACAGGATTAATAAATACTCTTACAACCTCTTAAACGGCTTAACAAAATTAGAGCTAATAAACGGGTTTGATACTAGGCTAGTTAATAGGGTGTATATTCCGTCTACTATAACGATAGGTCAATTATTTGAAAATTTAGTATTTAACGTCGAGGGTATTGCTACGGATTACGTTGTTACAAAAGTAGATACAGGCGACGGCACAACTTGGGCGACTACATCTGTAGTAGGAGCGGATAACAATTTGGCAGGTATTAATATTGCAACTATGGGCAGCGGCACAATTACGCGGACTATGATAATAAGATACACAGGGAACGGATTAACAACGGATATAATAATACTACAAAATGAGTAACGATATAACAGAGGTAATCGACATTTTAAGGCGTGGAGATTTTTACGGCGCGGGAGACTGCGTAGAGGTAGCAAAGGGCAAAAGAGAAATCGTAGCCTCTTGGAGTGGATTAAAAAGGAAAGTTAAACGTACTATAAAAGCAAAAAAATGAAAGAGATAAAGATTAAATTTGTAGCGGATACAGGGCAAGCCGAAAAAGGGATTAATGACGTAACCGACTCAACTAAGAAATTAGATAAAGAGGTTGGAGAAGTTAATCAATCGACTAATAATTTAGGAGGCTCTATCGATACAATGACGGGCGGAGCTTTGTCTGGGTTTAAAAAGTTTGCTGGAGGTCTTAAAACTGTAGCTTTAGGTTTTAGAGGAGTAGGCGGAGCTATTGCTGCAAGTGGTATCGGTTTAATTGTTATAACTATTGCAGCGATTGCCGCAGCGTTTAAAAGCACAGAGGAGGGGCAAAATAAGTTTGCTAAAATAATGGCAGTAATTGGTACGCTTACGAGTGTTTTAGTCGACAGACTAGCGGCTTTAGGTACTGCAATTATGGACGCGTTTACAAATCCTGTAGAGGCTTTAAAAGGCTTTAGGGATTCTATAAAGGAGTATGTAACCGACCAAATAACGCTAGTAACCGACGGACTAGGTTTATTGGGTAGTGCTATAAAAAAAGCATTTAGCGGAGATTTTAGCGGAGCGCTAGAGGACGCAGGGAGTGGACTTAAAAAGTTATATATAGAAACTAATCCTCTATATCAAGCGACTGTAGCTTTAGCAGGCGCAACAAAAGGACTAGTCGAAGAAATGACAGAGGAGGCTAGAATCGCAGGTATAATCGCAGACCAAAGAGCGGCAGCCGACAAACTAGACCGAGCTTTAATAGTAGACAGAGCAGAGGCAAATAGAAAGCGCGCGGAGTTGTTAGACAAGGCAGTAAATAAAGAGCTATTTTCTGCAAAAGAAAGGATTGAGTTTTTAACTGAGGCTGGAAAATTAGAGGACGATATAACAGATAAAGAAATTAAAGCCGCTAGTATAAGATTAAAAGCAAAAACCGCAGAGAATGCTCTAGGAGGCTCTACTAAAGCAGACCTAGACGAGGAGGCAAATTTAAAAGCTAAACTCATAGACCTAGAAACGGCAAAGCTAAGAAAACAAAAATTAGTAACGTCTCAAATATCAGCTCTAAATAAAGAGGCTGCGGCAGACCAAAAAGCTATTGAAACAAAAGCAGCGGAGGACGCTAAAAAAATCGCGGATTTTTCTGCTAACACTAAAGAGGAAAAGAGGCAGGTCGAAAGAGAGAAGTTAAAAACGCAATTAGATGAACTCCTTAAAATAGCAGGAGACGATAACGAGGCTAAGCTAGAGCTACAAAAATCTTTTGACGAGAAACTGCTTGCTTTAAAAACTAAGCACGGAGAGGAAGATGCAGCAGAGCAAAAGAAAATTGATGACGCAACAGCAGCAAGCAATAAAATAAAATCCGATAAAGAAATAGACGAGGCTAAAAAAGTAGCAGACGCAAAAAAAGCAATACAAGACGCGTCTTTAGGAACTATAAAGAATGGTTTAAATTTACTTAAACAACTAGGAGAGGATTCTAAGGCTTTGCAGGCTACAGCTTTAATTGGAGAGTCCGCTGTAGGTATTGCGGAAATGTTTATAAATAAAAGTAAAGCCGATTTAGTAGCTCAGCCTTTGCTTAGTAATCCAGCAACAGCAACAGCAGGAGCAACGGCGCTACTATTAAATAAAATAAATCTAGGTATAGGGGTAGCTACAAACGTAGCAGCAACAGCTAAAGGACTAGCAGCTTTAGGCAAAGGAGGAGCGCCTACAGCAGACGCAGGCGGAGCAGGAGGCGGAGCAGAGGCTCCAGCGTTTAATCTAGTAGAGGGAACGGAAAGCAACGCAATACAAGACAGCATAACAGGGCAAGAGAACGCCGTTAAAGCCGTAGTAATTAGCGGCGACGTTACCACAGCTCAAAGCGCAGACAGAAACGTAATCGACTCAAGCGGATTTTAATTAAAAAAATAACAAAAACAACAATTTATTGTTAGTATAATATAGCCTATGAAAAGATACGAGGGAAAATACAATAAAAAGAGCAAAGGAGTCTTTGCTATCTCATTGGTACACGACCCTGCCACCGCTGAACATTTCATTGCAATGGCAAAACAAGACAAACTTGTAACACTTGCAAAAGTAGACGAAGAGAAACGTATTTTAATGGGTTTGGTATTACAACCAGAACAGCTAATTTATAGAGTAGACGAAAACGGCAACGAATTTGAGATGTTTTTTTCTGAGGAAACAATACGAGATTTTTCTCAAAACTTTTTTCAAAGCGGATTCCAATTAAACTCAAAGCTAGAACACGATACACCAATAGAGGGCGTAACTTTTACCGAGTCTTGGCTAGTAGCCGACCCTAAAAAAGATAAATCCGCAGCCTATGGACTTAGTTATCCTGTTGGCTCTTGGCTTGTTTCTATGAAAGTAGATAACGACGATATTTGGAATAACTATATTAAGACGGGCGAGCTGCGAGGATTTTCAATCGACGGCATGGTCGAACTAGAGGAAGTAAATTTAAAAACCGATATACAAATGAGTAAAGAAAACAAAAGTATTCTTGCATTGCTTAAAGATATAGTAAGCAAAAACGAGAAACAAATAGAGGTAACTCTAGGGAGCGTAAAATCTGGAGAGCTAGATATTCAATTCGAGGGCGAAACTCTTGAGGTTGGAACGGCTGTCTTTTTAATGGCAGACGAGGAGAAAGTGCAACTAGCCGACGGAAGCTATAAGCTAGACGAAGGCGGAGAGATTGTAGTTAAAGACGGACTTGTAGAGTCTATGTCTGAGGGCGAGGAAGTAGTAGACGAGGAAGTAGTCGAGGAGGTAGAGCCAGAGGCAGAGCTTGCCGAAGAGGACGAGGTAATCGAAGAGGTTAACGCAGACGAGGAGTCTATGAAAGTAATCAAAGAAATTTTAGACGATATGTTTAAGGCTTACGCTGAGAGCATGGATATTAAAATGAGCGGCTTAGAGTCTAAGCTAGAAACTTTAACGTCTGAAAACGTAGAGTTAAAAGAGCAGGTTGTTACACTTTCGGCGCAGCCGTCTGTTGAGCCTATTAGCTCACAACCGAAACAAGTAAAATTAACAAAGCAAGGGCGTATCCTTGAAATAATCAAAAACGCAAACAAGTAAATTAATTAATTTAAAATAGATAAAAAAATGGCAATTACATCAAATTACGCAGGGCAGGCAGCAGTAGACATTATGCTACAGGCTATCAAGGAAGAGGATACTCTTAGACTTGGATTAATCAACGTAGTACCAGACGTAGGGTACAAATTAAACTTGAGAAACTTAGACGTTACTCTTGGGGTTGTAGATTACGCTTGTGGAACTACAGCAGCAACAGACGCAGTAGCTTACTCTGAGAAAGTACTAACACTTTCAAAGTTTAAAAACGAGTTTACAATCTGTAAAGAAGATTTCCGTCCAACGTGGAGCGGCGAGTCTATGGGAGCATCTGCTTTTAACGACCAAACACCTCAAGAAATTGCAGACGCTATCGTTGCAGATACTGCAGGTAAATTAGCCGAATGGTTCGAGAACCAAATTTGGAACGGCTCGGGAGCAGCAGGACAAATGAGCGGATTAATTACGCAGTTTGCAGCAGACGGAGACGTTATAAAAGCAAACAACGGGATTACAGCAATCGGAGCGGCTATCTCTACGTCTAACGTACTAGCAGCATTCGACGCAGCGACGGGAGCTTTACCTTACGCTTTAAGACGTAAGTCAGTAAACTTTATCGTATCTCCAGACGTTGCAGACGCTTACACAAAGTTACTTATCCAAAACGGAGCGGCTAACGGATTAGGTGGCGACGCTAACACAGGATTAGTATACGGACGTTATACTGTACAAGTTGTAAACGGATTACCAGATAACACTATCGTTTTATTCGAGAAGTCTAATATTACAATGGGTACAGGATTAGCGTCAGACGCTACGTCTATTAGAGTTAAAGACCTTGACGAGGTAGATTTGAGCGGAAACGTATTATACAAGTCTGTATTCGGTGGCGCTGTAGGATATTCTTACGGAGCAGAGATTGTTTGGTTACTTTCTACAACAGCCTAAATACTAGGGGAGGTTTAACCGCCTCCCTTTTTTAAAACATTAATAATCGGTTGTGTAACGCAACTAAAAACAATTTATAACTTATGGCGTGTTTACTTACAAGCGGACGAGCTAAAGTGTGCAAAGACGGACTCGGAGGTCAGTCTACACTATATCTCTTTGACAGCTTACCCGATGCTTTTACCGTTTCAAACGGAGAGGCTACGGCAATGAATGCAGCATTGACGGCAGCGTTTGCTTATCCTTTAGAGGGAGACGGCAATACACTTGAGCAGTCAATGGTAGGAGACAGAAATACGAGCAGCAGAGTAAATACTCAAACGCTTACGACTGTCTTAAAATCTATGGACGCTGCAACAAATGCAGAGTTTAATCTATTAGCAGCAGGATACCCTTCGGCGGTAGTAGTCGACAGAAACGGAAACTATATAGCTTTAGGTCTTGACGATGGAATCGACTTTACAGTCGTGGCATCGACTGGGGGAGCAAAAACGGACGGCAATATGTATACTTTAACGGGTGTATCTACTTGCAAGGACTTAGCTCCATTTTTAGACTCAGCTACTCAAACCTCTTTTTTAGCGGTAGTATCTTAATCTAGTTTTATACTATAAAAAAAGCCTTGCATTAATTTGTAAGGTTTTTTTTTGTTTAAATAATAACAATACAAGCAATATTTTGTTTTAATTATATACAAGCTTGTTTTATGATAGTTAACCCTAATTTAAGTACACATACAATAAAGATAATACCTAGATATATTCCGTCTAACGTGTTAACTTTAACCATTACGGATAGTACTTTAGGAACGACTACAGACGTAACGCCTGCCTATTCAATAGGCGGAGATTACAAGCTCTCTCTTGCATTTCATTATACATTTTTAGACGAGAGCAGTTACCAGCTAAGACTAACGGACGACGTAACTACTGAGATAGTTTACAGAGGTCTAGTGATAGCTACAACGCAGGTAGCACAGAAATACAAGCAAACAGCAAACCGATATAATTGGTAAAAATATGAGTGATATTAAACTAATAACATTAACGAGCTATACAAGACCGCCTCTTATGGAGGACAAGTCTAGGGATTGGGTAATGAATGGGCGTAATAATGAGCATTACAATTACATTATAGACCGAAATAACGGAAGTCCTACAAACTCAAGTATTAACCAGTCATATAGTACGCTTATTTATGGTAAAGGATTGCGCACATCTAGCGGAAGTCTAGGCGCAGAGCATTGGGGAAGATTACAAACGATATTAAGACCTAGAGAACTGCGTAAAATGGTCGCAGATTTTCAAGTTTTTGGAGAGTTTAGCTTTGAGGTTATAGAAACCAAAGGCGGAGAGTTGCATTCTCTGACGCACATACCCAAGCAAATGGTAATACCATCTATTGCAAACGAAAAAAACGAAATAGAGCATTATTGGTTTTCTAGAAATTGGCGTAAATATACCGACGCAGAAAATACTCCCGTACTTTTTAACGCTTACGGCGCTGCTAAAGGCAACTCTGTTTATGTAGCAAAGCCTTACGTCGTTGGTGCTGAATATTTCGGCGCTCCAAGCTATACGGCGGCTTTAGTTTATGCTGAGATGGAAGAGGAAATCGCCAACGTACAGATTTCGTCTATTAAAAACGGATTAAGCGCAGGGTATATAATACAGATACCAAACGGAACTAATTACACTCCAGAGGAGAAAGAGGAATTCGAGAGACAAGTTAAACGTAAACTAACGTCTAGCTCGAACAGCTCGAACTTTATTATCAGTTTTAATGACCAAGAGGTCGCTATAGAGGTAACGCCGTTTCCTGTAAATACTAACGTACATAAGCAATGGGAAACGCTAACGACTGAGGCAAAAAATCAAATAATGACTGCGCACAAAGTAATATCGCCGTCGTTAGTAGGTTTATCGTCTGCAAGCGGATTTAGCTCAGTAGCCGACGAGATGGATATGAGCGAGCGCCAAACTATAAAGAGAGTTATAAAGCCAAAGCAGGATTTTATCCTTGATGCAATAGAGGAGGTTTTAATAAACTACGGGATTAACCTAGATTTATACTTTGCTCCATTGACTGAGGAAGTTGTAGAGGTAAAAGAGGAAACCGCAGAGTTAAGCTCTCACGTTTGTATGAGTGAGGACATCGAGCTGTTTGCGATACTAGAAAAATACGCTCTTGACTCTCCAGAGGGATACGAATTAACAGACGGCAAAGAGTACGACGTTAAAATGTCTGCAAATCAAACAAGCGAGCAGGATACAAAGCTATGGAAAACTCGCTACTCATTTACTAAAGGTACTAGCAAAACCCCAAAAGGGCAATCTAGGTCTTTCTGTAATAAAATGGTTTCACTATCGGACGCAGGCAAAGTTTACCGCAAAGAGGATATCGAGCTTATGAGCCAACAGGGTGTAAATGGCAAGTTTGCGCATAGTGGAGGCAAATACGACATCTTTCTTTATGGTGGCGGAGTTAATTGTTACCATCGTTGGGAACGTAGAGTATTTAAAAAGAAATTAAACGAGGACGGAAAGCCTAAAGGAGGCGGAGCGATGCAACAGACAACCTCTGTAAACGTAAACGAGGCAAAAAGACAAGGATATAAGCCTGTAAAAAATGCAAAAGACGTTGCAATCGCAGAAATAGACAAACCAGATAACGGCAGATACAAATAATATGGCAGATTTTCTCTTTATATCACCGACAGAAATTAAACAAACTACGATTGTAGGCGGAGGAGTTGACAATGACCGCTTTGTGTTTGTGATTTCCGACGTAATGAATACAACAATACTCCCGTTATTAGGGCAGCAACTTTACGACGTAATACTAGCAGGCGCAACGGCTAATAATTTAACAGGATTATACCTTGAATTATACACTAAATATGTGCAACCGATAACCAAATTTCAAACAGTTGCAAACTTTGTGCTAATTAGTAACTATATGGTAGCTAACGGAGGCAGCGTTTCGCATACCGCAGACAATGCTCAATTAATGAGCGCGGAGGAGTTGACTAGGTTATCGAATACTTATGCAGGCATGGCGGACACGTTTATAGATAGGTTTAACGACTGGATAGTATTAAACCATATTACAGAGTATAAAACAACGCAGGACGGCGTAGACGCATCGACGCACGTATCAAATCGCAGCGGTTGGTTTTTTGGTAATCCGTCAAATAGAATGCAAAACCCATACCCACAGAGTCCAGAGGACATAATTAAGTTTTAATATATGGCGAATTGTACTATACAAAGAGGTTATACAGAGTCTTGTAAGGATTTTCAAGGCGGCATCGATAAGGTGTATCTATTTCCATACGTAAAATATGGGGTTTCGGATATTACTTTCGGAGGTGGCTCTATAGTGAACAATCCCGACGCGCAAAATATTACGAGTTTCCCAAGTACTACGATTTACGAGTATGAGGCTGTAAATATTAGCTTTACCGAAAACGCTACAATTACAAACGGCGGTATTGAATGGTCTCAAGACTTATCTTTTACATTGCCTCGTAGCTTTGAGACTTTGAACGCTTTTAAATTGATGTATCAAGACTATTGCGCTATCATATTAGACCGAAACGGTAACTATAGGCTCATAGGTCTTTGGAATGGCGGCGAGGTTACAATAAACGCAGGTACTGGAGGAGAAAAAAACGCAATGAATGGCTCGACTATATCGTTAAAAGCGAGAGAGGATAACCAAGCGTATTTTTTAAGTAATTTTAATACAGATTTTACAATATTTAACAGCGAAAGCGTTAACTTTTTAGAGTTTAATGTGAATACCGACATCATAGCAACGTCAAATACCTTTAATATTGTAACGGGAGCAGGTACTTTTTTATATGATGTAACAACAGACGAGGGATATAACGCTACGGGATTAACAGGAAACCATACAATCACGTTTCCAAGCGGCTCTGGTATACATAAAGTAAGTATTTCGGGAGTATTTCCTGCGTTTGATTACGAGGCAGAGGCGGATAGCCTTAAAATAATAGAGTTATCTAATTTCGGGATATACGGACAAGGCTCTACAGTTCAAGAGCTTGCTTTTGTGGGTTGCGAAAATTTAACTATAACCGCAACAGACGAGGGTAACTTTGGAAATGTAACAAATTTCGAGCAAGCCTTTGACGGCTGCGAAGCTTTAACAAGTTTCCCTTTTATAAATACAGGCAAAGGCGAGGAGTTTATTAATACTTGGCGAGATTGCTCCGTATTAACAGAGTTTCCTTTATTAGATTTTAGCAGCGCTACGGATTTGGATAGCGCTTGGCAAAGTTGCGTATTATTAAAGTCATTTCCTGCTCATGCTTTTGATAATTGTACGGCAACAAATTTCACAGAGGCGTTTAGAGATACGGCTTTAAATACGCAATCAATAGACGGCATACTTGAGAGTATAGATTTCGCAGGGCAGATAAACGGAACGTTTACACAAACGGGAGGGCAAGCGCCTAGCTCTGTAGGTCTAGCAGCAAAAGCAAGCCTAGAGGCTAAAGGGTGGAGTATAACA